TTTGTTTCTATCCGATATAAACACCGTAGTAGTCAATACTACCATCAACCAAATTATCAATCTCTTCCATAAGCAATCTTTGTTCTTCTTTAGCTTCTTGAACAATTTCTGAGCCTGGTAAGCTTGTTGAACCATCTGGACTTGGAAGATTGCTAAACTTACGATATGCTGACCCTAAGATTAACTTAGCTTCGGTAATTGCCCATCTAAACACCCAATCAATCTCAGCATACTCTTCATCCGTTAGGTTCTCATAACACTCAACAATCCAAATCTCACCATCAATCTTTGGTGTGTTGAAGAACGTAATCTCATGTTTGAACTTATCAATCTGAAAATCAACATCAAATGCAGAGTATCGCTTATACTTCTCTAGGGTATGCAATGTCATCTCATATTCTAAGAACTGCACACCAGTGCATGAGCCAGATGTGGATTTGGTTGTGATTAACTCATCAATGGCTTTCTTAACGAAAATATCCTCACCAGAGAACATGCCAGAAGAGTTTGGTCTAATCACCTTGATACCATCTTCAATATTGCTTGGGATAGAGTATGTACTAACACCCTTACTCACTTCAACTGACATGAATGTTTTTCGATAGGTGTTATGACCATATTGCTTAAACTTTCTGATTGCTCTGTTCAATGCATATTGATAGTCAACATCTTCCAACTCAACCGAGACGAGATTGCCACCAAGAGCAATATTAACATCACTTTTAAAATCTTCAAATAACATACTTAAAATTCCTTACTAGGGTCATCTAAAAAACTGGATTGTAATTCATCACGATAATCAACTTCTGATGGTGTTGGCTCTTGTTCAAAGTCAAACGAAGTATCATCTGATGGAATGATTTCTGCATAGTCTGTATCAGCTTCACTCATAACATCATCCATGATATTGAAGTTATCTCTATTGAATGGAATATCACGAGTGGCACGAGATGCTTCTAATGTGTTGGCATGGAACACACAAATGAACTTCTCTTTTTCACTCTTGAAGTCAACATCTGTGACCTCATAAAATGCTTTCTTATTATCCTTTGAGAAGAATGGCATTTCAAACACATCACCGATAACCAACTCTCTGCCCAATGTTACAAAATCATCAATATGGATTGAGAATCTTACTTCATCTGTCATTGGGTTAATCAAACCAAATCTGCTAAAGTCCATCTTAGAGTCACTATATGGCTCCATACCGACTGGAACTGGAATAGGGGTTGGTGAGTACAATCTATCTGGTACTTCATAAAAGACCTTATTCTCAAAGGTATCCTTATCAGGTGTTACACTGTCTTTATCACCTAAGTAAAGATAGAAATTTGCTTCTTTGAATGATAGACCATACACCTCATATGATAACTTTCGCTGGAGTGTTCTGGTCTTATCACTATAAACACCAATTTTACCCATTCTGCTCATCGTAAAAATCCTTTAATGGTTGATACCAAACCTCTTGTCGGTTCAGTCTTCACTTTAGCCACACGATTTCTCCTAGCGTGCATTCTCTTGTTCTTCTTATTGATTTGGTCAATAACACGTTGACGCTTATCCACTCTAAACTTCTGTATCGGAACAATATCATACACCTCAATATCTCTTTCATCCAATATCAAGGTGATGGTTTGTTTACCTTTAGCCATGATGCCTTGTCCTGATTGGTCAGTGAATCCACCATAGCCAAGGTCTAATAAGATTCTTCTCCAAAGTTTATCAGCCAACTTCCCTTCTGATGAAACAATCAACTTGACCATTTCCCAAAATCTTTGGAATGCACTTCTGATTCTTGGATTTGAATCAACAATCATTCTGGCATTGTAGACTTCTTCAGTTGAAAGGTATGGAAAGAGCATCATAGCTTCATAATCTTCAATGAAGTCTTCTCGTGTGTAGTCACGAATATCATTCAGAAACTTTCTATTCTTGTTTATAATTCTGAAGACATGACCATAAAATTTTGCAGAGAAGACTTTACGACCCACCACTGTATCAACCGTATATGCTTTTACAGCATATGGTCTGTTCAAATCACTAGCATCAAAGCCACTCATGTCAAGTTTCTCATCATTTGAGAAAGACACATACATACCTAGACGACCATAGTAGAGACGCATAATCTCTTTGATGTCCATGTATCCAGCAAAACTAGGTGCTTCTTCTTGTAGTAACTCTAAAAAATCCATAAAATGTACTTGTCCTCTTTACTTGTAGTATTTATAAATACCAATATAGGCAAAATAGAAGAGATTATATCACAATGGAACTCTATCCGTACAGAGAAAGTAAACAGTTTGAGAAGTACATATCGCAGTTCGCTAGAATCTTCAAAGGATTCCAGTATGATTCTGGTGATGGTGTCATAAAAAGAATCCCAGTCGTATATGGAAGCATGGACAGAATTGTGGCTGGTATCTTATCAAAGAATGATGTTCACCAAAACAATAGACTACCCATCATGGCTGTTAATATGACTGGTATTAATATGGACACCACTGGTAGAAGACCAAAACATCATATTGATAGTGTACCGAACATTGCTGACCCAGACACTTCGACAAGAAAAGTTTCCAATCGCTTGATTGCTCCAGCTTTCATTATGGATATGGAACTATCCATCTATGCTAGTTCTACCGTTGAATTGTTTAATATTGTTGAGCAGATTCTTTTGATATTCAATCCTAGAATCACAATCAAGGTGGACACCAATGCATCTAGTGGTAACTATCTAACTGAGGTTATGCTTGAGTCAATTCAAAATGAGATTCAATATCCAATGGGTGCAGAGAAAAGAATCATCCAACTTGGTATGACTTTCTCAGTTCCAGTTCGATTGAACTACCCACACGACTTACAAGACACCATCATTAGACAAATCCATACCAATGTCATTGATGATAATAACGATGAATCAATCGTTGAGGATGTTATAGAATGATTAATGAATTAGCGAAATCCTATGCCACTAGGTCAACACGAAATCGTTTAGGGGATACTTTCTATGTACAATTCTTAGGATTGCCTGAGAACGTCTCTAATGTCCTAGGAAGACAAGTTAGAACAGTCAACAGACCTGAAGTTCGATTTGAAGAAAGTGAAGTGCTTAGAAGAGGGAATCAATACAAAGAGAAAGGGTTTGTTAGATTCAATCCAGTCTCGATTACATTCTGGGATGATGAGGGTGCGATTGTCAGTTCAATCCTATATGCACAAGTGATGAGACAGCTAAACCATCATACTGATGTGATGGGGACACCTGCTGATACATCACCAGATACAAGAGACTATAAGTTTGATATTAAAGTTGATTTGATGAATCCAGAAGATAAGGTCATTGAATCTTTTATTTTAAAAAGATGTTTCTTAACAGAACTGAACCATGATTCAATGAACATTGATGATGATTCAGAGGTTATGATTACGGCAACATTTGCCTATGACAACATTGATTATAAGATTTTCGATGAATATATCGAAATGAAGAGCAGTCTTTAACGAAACATTTCATTTTCAGTGAGGATGCGGAACTCCCATCCTCTTTCTTTTGCATACTTCTGTGCCGTTACCCATTTCTCTTGATTCGTGATGAAGGTCAACAACTGCTGGTCATATGTTGATTGCTTCATGTTTCTTCCCTTCTTGGGCTTATTGGTTTCGTGGGATGGTTTAATCTCAATAACAACCGTCTTCTCTTTACCAGTCTTATCAACATATGTCATTAGAATATCTGGATAATATCTAGCCATTCTTCCCTTAACAGATGATTCATATGGAATTTGGAGGACTTCTGAACCCCACTTGATAATATTGGGGTTTCTATCAGCCCATTTCATAAATGCCAGCTCCCAGCTAGAACGATATGTTATCTTTCCGCTGTTGAGGCACTTCTCTGGATATTGTGGCTCAAAATAGCCTTGACGGTAGTTTCTAGCCATCTTTTAGTTTAACCCTGTGGTATCCAATACATCATCGGTTTTCTTTCCATACCAGATGTCACAAACACACCTAAGTCTGGGTCTCTCTTAAACTCCTGATGATTAAACTCAAATCCTTGTTGTCTGTAGTAATTGATTAGTCTATCTTGTGTGGTTGAATCTAAACCTGGTGCATCCACATCAAGACCAAGTGGAACATCAACAGCCATAGCGATTGACTTGATATATTTTAAGACTTCAGCACCAACACCTTTATTGCCACTTTCTCTTTTAATATAACCAATCATAAGGAAGTTTTTGTTAAGGTAAAGCTCAAGATATACACCCTTGGATTTAGCATACATTTCCATTTCCCGAATGGCTTGCTTCACTTCCATTGGGCTTGCTCTTTCTTTTAAAATGATTTGTCTGATTGATTCTCTTAACACACCAGTTCCTTTTTGAATTTATTTTATAGATATATTTATTCGATTTTCAGAAACAAAAAAGCCCCAATTAAGGGGCTAA